CTAAAAAAGAATAAATTTGTTTGTATGGTTTTGAGGACTAAATACGCGCAAATTTAGTCCAATTTTTATTTTGTTGAATTATGTTGGGATAAACTATGATACATGGGTAATTAAAATAAAATATAAATTTATAATATACAATAAGATTTATACTTGATGAACAATCACTTGCGCGATTAAGTGCTTGCTCTAGATATAAATCGGCTTAATGTTAAAGAGGCAAACAGATTGATTGAATGCCGTTGCTATCTTAATCAATTAGATAAAAATCCAAAAATAAATCAATCGAATCATTGTCTAGGTTTGGAATGATCTCTCTTATGATCTGTGATTGATTTACGTCTTCGTTATCTATAATTGTCTAAGAAGCAAAAACGTCGATAAGATACCAATTATCTTCTGACTTCACCATTTCTGATGTTCTTCTGTTTAGATTTTTGGTCGATAGTATTATCGTTCCCCTCATTGTCATTATTGCCTTTGTATTTTGGTTCGCCATCCGAAAAGTCCCATTTAGAGGCTTTAAATGTCAGATTAGTAGCTAAAAACTTGTTATTTTCAGCTCTTATGAGAGGGTTAAAATGATTAGATAAAAGGCTAGTGAAAGCTGTACCTAAGGTAGTGAAATCGGGTAATATATTCCTGCTCATACTTCTTATGAGATTTAGTGCTGAGTTCTTTTGTTGCCTACCTGGTAATGAGTTCGCCCAATCAAAGAGTTCTCCAGGACTAGCGTTATGAAACTCACTCTATAATCCTGGATTTTCAAGTTTAAAATCCGTCTGCTTACCTACTGCGTTTTCTGCTTTAGCTACCTTACTTGGGCTAATTTGGGCTGGCTTTCTTTCTACCATTTGTTGCATAATTGGTAAAGGTACATATTCTATAACAACATTAAATTCTATAGTGAACGTTACCACTGCAGTCCCCGCTAATCCATTGAAGCCTGTTAGAAAGGCTTGCTATACTGGTAGTGTCCCTAGATCGTTTTCAACTTGTGGATCACTTTGAGCTTTCATGTGCTAATCACTAAAATCAGCAGGCGCATAAACCATGCGCAAATCTTCACCGTTGGCGAAGTTAGCTTCATCTTTATAAACTGAATTTATGATTGCGCTCTTAGAGACTGTGCTCGCCCACGTAATAGGCTATCCGTATACTCTTGAGAGGATGCCGTAACCTGCTTTGTCTACCTATCTGTTAGTTTGCGATATTGTTGCGCTAAAAGCAACAACTCGCATTTGAGATACGGCATCAAATTGAAATCCTGGAAAGAGTTCTTCTCTAGTAAGGCTATTAGCCTAATGCATGGGATTGTTTGGATCGTCGTTATTAGTACCGACTACATCAGTATAGTAAAATGGAAGATGTTGACTTGTAGTTGGTCCACAGAGGGCCTCTGGCACACATGAAATAAGAAATTCTTTATTGGCTATAGCATTGAAACTGAATATATTAGTAGCTCTAGCTAAGGCTGTTGGCACTGGGCATAAGAACGGAATACGTGCCATATAAATTTCGGGGTATAATAAAGTCGAAGCATACTCATCTTTGCTAGATTCGTAATGTGCTATAGCTTTATGTAGGTCTTCTTTAAATTTTTCATGGTGTTGATGTTTGTGATGAATTTTCCTTATATGTTCGTTCCGAGAATGGGTATTGTTCAGATGATCGCGAATCGAATTTTGGAGTGTAACCAATCTGTTCTCATTTGGATTTTCATTTTTCATCACTGGCGTGGTAAGGTTATTGTTAGATAATGTTGTTCTAGCTTGTTTACCGAATTTGACATTCTTTCTTTCTGATTGCTTATCTTTAACACTCTTAGAATTTTTCATGTTTTGAAAGGATTTTGAGTTGTTTTTGTTATTAGTATTATTATTGTTGTTGGTTTTATTGACCATGGGCTAAATTTCTTATTTATACCCTTGCTGGTCAAGGGAAACCCTTCTTAGAAATGATATTCAACTCCAACCTTTATATTGTTCAAGTGATTATAATATTCACTATTCCAATAGCTGTCAGGTATATTTGGAACAAAAATCATAGGCTCAAAATCGTTATTGCATTCCATGTGGATCTAATAATTTTCTTGAGTTTTAGTAGCTTTCTTTTTGAAGTCTAACTCTCTCAAAAATTCTTCAGGCTAAGTTACGTCGGTTAGCGTTGGATCTATTAACTCCTTGTAAGAATCAAGGTAGTTAGGGATAGTAGGTAAATTACCGCCCGTTTTTTCAATTTGACCCTAGATGCCTTTTCGTATGGAATTTATTCCTTCTGGAGTACGAGCGACGGGCCCGAAGTTCTAATCTCCAGTCTTGACTAATCTTGGTTCCAGTCGGGTATATTGACCTAAGGGCCCATAATAGTATGACTTAGACTATAAATCAGTTCCCTATGTTGTTATTTTATAGTCTCCTATTAACAGTCCTAATCCGTATCTGCCCGGCCGATCCTGTGTTGTAACACGCTTATTCTAGCTATAAAGTACATTTTGTAATTTCGATTTAGTACAGCACTATAGAAGGTTATCACCTGCAGCTGCCCCTATTACATTGTTATAACCAACTTCTTTTTCTATCATCTTGTATAATATAAACATAGTTAAGGTGTTTCCAAACGTGGTATGTAAAGGGAATCCACTTAGCACCGTACCAGTGACATCACCGAAGAATTTAATGTTACGATCAGAATCTCTCGCTGTATATTTTATCTTAGTGGCTAAACAATTTTCGAGAATATTATCCCACATGGCGTGTGGATAATCTAAGTAATTCATCAAAGGATAGAACTATTTGCGGACAAATCTATTTTCAAATTCCCTTGTTTCGACTCTACAAGAATCCATTTTTGTTATGTCTAGAGGTAAGAACTAGACGTCTTCCGGCTTAATGTCGTTGCTTTCACAAAAACGGTCTATTAATGCGTCCATTTTATTTTTGATTTCTTCTCCTGTTAATGCAGGTAAATATATGAAATTGGGAAGAGAGTCGCTAGAGTAATATTTTTCTTCGTTACAGAGATTTCTCATTACGTTACAACATATATGCGATATGTGGCCTATCACAGCCTTGTGAGTTTCAGGATGCACCCCATTTTTAGGATATCCGTCTTTTGGTTTTGAAATGGGATTGAATATATTCCTGCCTCTAATCTTCTTCAAGATAAACTAAACTTCTCTCACTTTTTGCATCTATTCGGCTACAGTTTCGAATGGTATTAAATTCTGGAGAAAGGTATCTCTTGCCTTCTTGTACGTCTTACCCTTCCTACCCTATCTAATCGCATAATCATCAAAACTTATTATTGAATCATACTAGACCATATTCATATCAAATGTCTCGTTAGCGAACTAACGGTCGACTATGTCATAACCTTCTTCAAGAGATTCGAAAGAAGGCTATGTCTGGGTAGAGCCATGTCTATTAATCAATGTTAAACATTTGGTTACGTTATTGTTTTCAGCCATATATGTGTCATTCTTAAATCCTACAATTTTAGGGTATATAGTTTCTTTATAATCTTGTGTGTTTCTTTCTTTTGTTATAAAATCACCTAAAGAACTGCATTCCTTGAAGTTTATTGTTAAATTATTTATTAACATAGAATTAAAATGGCCTTTAGAGATAGCTTTGTACTCAAAAGTATTATCTCTATAATCTGGTTCTGTACCCCTAATTATAGTCTATCCGCCTGCATAGCCCGTACTTTCCTTATTTGGAGGAAGTTTTTGTTTTCGTTCACTTAATATATGTTCGCTTCCTTGACTTTGTACGGGTTTGCGAGGGATATCTATCTTATTAGTAGGAGGAGAATCGGATTGTACAGCATAATTTTTGACTATTAGTGCCGCTTTTTCTGTATTATCCGAGCTGCCTTCGTAAGTAATAGGTAGGCTCGTTTTCTTGACTATCTTAGATCTAGCATAAACTGGGATCTAAGCATTTATTTCCATATTTTTAAACATATTATATTTCTCTTTGCTAAAAGTCTACGTTAAACCAGTAGTTAAAGAATCGCATAGCATTGTATCTAAAGATTTACCCCCATTAGACTAACCGGTCAACTAATCTCCTATAGTTTTGTATGTTGATATCTTTTCATAAAAGGAATATTCTTTCTTTATAACGAACCCTGAAGACTAAGTGCTGTTATAATAATTTTTAATATTAGTCCAATTAATACTATCTAAGTCAGTTTCAGCAAATCCGAAGCCACCAGGAAATAATATGTTTATGTAATCCTTAGTTGTAGAGAAAGTATTAAATGCTGTTTTTAATATGTTTGTGGTCTAATTAAGAAGTTTATTTGCAGGATTAGAGATGAAAGTCTCTATAATTCCATTTGTAAATTTGCCGCATACAGATGGTAGCTAAGAGAATATTGATGAGACTAATACTCCGCTCTCTTGTTCTTTAGTGTCATAACAAAACCAGTCCTAAACCCATAATGCAATATCTATAGTCTGATCCGTCGATAAAATTGTCATGTTGCATAAGTGTGACTATATAGGATTGACAAATCTATGATATATAGTAGTTGCGCGGTTCTAATCATATTGGGCTTTTAAGAAGTTTTCATATGATAATTCTTTGTTCTCTGGTGCATTGCTTACAAATGAATATCCAAACATGGGCCATATTTGACCATTACGTTTAAAAGCGCTTAGCTATATCTTCAATTTAGTAAAGAACGATTCCTTTGATGCAGTCTATTGATTCAAAGTACACTTCTTAGCTTCTGTATACTCTTTGTCTTGTTTAGAAGTGTTAATTTTAGTAATATCTGTTAAAGGAATTTGAAATCGGGTATTAGTACCATAATTAATAAGACCGTTATCTTTGTCTAACTATATATCTAAAAAAGTATATATTATATTGTTATTCACTCTAATTGCTTTTCGAAACTTACTACTGGTAAATGTGTTGTAGACAGTCTCATTAGCTCTATCTAGCGTATCGCTACCTTTAAAATAGGTGTCACTTCCCTTTATAGATTGGGTAGCGTGAATATGCCTTTCAAAATTAGCTAGTCCAGCTGTTTCAGCATGGAATTTAGCATCTCCTGCATGTTGAGTCTAAGGAATAGGTCTTTCTTTTACTACTTCTAGCTCGACATTGAAACAAGCCTATGCTGCTATAGCATTCGATCTCTCAATATTAGGTTTACCATTGAACGCTATAGGCTAAGTCGGACATAGATAGATTTCAGTAGAGACTAAATTTAGATTCGTTTTAATAAAATCTTTAAGTCTATTCTATTTCACTGGCGGTAAGTGCTTTCTATAAGGCTTATTAGTTATATCCTTTGCTATACCATCCCATTTATAATCATTAAATAATTTCAAAGGAGATGCTGCAGGTTTAGATAGCGGATTTACAACGTCGCATTGAGTTACAGGATGTTGATAGGGTTTTGTTGACGGACCACCCATGTGAACTGTCTAATGATCAGGCTCATTATCTCCACCAGCTCTTACTATAAATTGGCCTGCTTTGCCAAAATATTCGTTGCGATACCCTGGTTTAGTGGTACCATAAATATTGCCGCTACCGATTATCTTGATTTTAAATTCGAAAAATTTTGCAGCCTATAATAAACCTTGGGTGAATTGTTCTACCCCAGGATAGTAATTTGAGTCTTGCTACAAGAAAATATATGGAAATTCTTTAGTATCCTATATAGTAGGATCATTATAGATTATTTCTAAAATCATCTAGACTCCGTCATAGAATTCCAAATTCTTAAATGAAACACTCGTATCGATATCGCCAAGTTCTCTGGAATGTATAGAATAGGTATTTTTACCCTGGAAAAGATAGGATTCGTATTCCCTAATCTCGACTTTGTCTCGAGCTTCATCCTATACTGTTGTGAATTTTTTCCATTCGTCATTATCATCAGCTGTCAAAGAGGTAAAAGATAAAGTAGTTCCTTTTTGATGATGTATATCTTTTAAGACTTTCCTAAATAAATTGTGGTGTTTCTACATTTCCCTACCTATAGAGCCGCCTATAGAATAAATACCTCTTATATAATTTTTGGACAACTATTTTCGCAACAATATAACTGAAGAGTGTCTATGGTATAAATCTGTAGTATTACGCAAAGCTAAGTGGTTGTTTATCGCTCTAGAATCTTTTAAATGCGGGTCCTATTGATAGGTAATATCTCCTACCATTACAGAAGTTTCTGATAGCAATTTTAAAATATCCTCATGGCGTAGTTTTAATATCCAACTATCGCGGTGGATCATAGGTCTCAGAGTTTCAATAGAATCTACTAAGAGGCTCTACCTATTTTTATGTTCAACTGAAGTAGAGCTAATGTAATGATCAATGAATATATCATAGATATATACAACCCCACCGTCTATTTTGTAAGAATTGTCTAAGCCGACATATATTGATTTTTTCTGAATATGGGCATTGTTAACTTCTGTAGGTTCTTCCTTAAGCGTAATTTCTAACTGTTTTTTGCGTAATAGAGTTACTACTTGCAAATCATTGGCTACATGTAGCATACAATTCGGTGTACTACTACAAAAAGGGCACCGACCGGTTGCAGGGCACGTTTCATATAGATTAAACTATTTAAAAGGACATTTGCCTTCACTTACGTAACGTAAATATTGAGTTTGGAAGTCATCTACGAAATCCTTTGTAATTTCGGTATCTCCCTTTTTTGGAGACTATTTATCTATTGAATTCCCGTTTAATTTCATAATAAATTTCAAAGAATATATCGTATGATAATTGCATTTTAAGAGCTGTGGTTGGTTTTCAGATGTTTGGGTGAAAAATATTACATCATAAGTGCGCTATTTAGGGTTATGAGAATTAAGGGAAGTATAATTCTAATTATTACCTTTCCTTATTTTTATAGCTGAGACTTTATTTAAGCACACTATTTTCTCTTCGGATTCGGACTGAGATTTTGGTTTAATAGTTACTATAGCCATTTTCAAGTCCGTATGTATTTTCCCATCAATTATCTACGTTAAGATATCATTTAATGGTAAGCCATTATTAGTAAACGTTATGTTATCACCTGCCTTTCTATTACCGGTACCGAATGTTTCATTCTAGAGAGACTAATATTCATGTGATTTGTGCATAGCCAAATCATATTCTTCAGCGAAACTTTTGTATTCATCATAAAATACTGATTTACCATATGGTATTCTATATATGCCATCTTCTGTGTGCAATATATGATTTGTTTCGTCTTTAGCCTCTTCAATTGCAATATCTTCATTAATTGCTTCTTGACTCTATTCAGAATTTACAAATTTCTAGTCCTTCATTGAACAGTATAATGCCTGATCGCATTCAAAGAATAGGTCAATATATTTCTGTATATCAGAAATCTCTCTTTTTCCTCCACGGCGAGTGTTATTTATATATAACTACAATGGTGCTGCACAGCTGACGCCGGTGGGGTGTGGTATATAATATACCGTATTAATATAGTCATCCCCAAGACTATCATTATTATTATTATATTTAGCACGTTTTTGTGCTATATAATCCTGTGAGCTAAAGTCCCCAATGACAGTGCTCTAATCAATAAGCCGCTATTGTGGGTTATTGGAAATAAGTTTGAAC